AGGTCAATGGCTACGCCTGACTGTAAGCCTGGGTTATCCCCAAGTGACGCAGCGAACAGGCCAGCAGACATGGGTAATCCATTCTGCATGTCGTTGGTGATTTCGCTTAAGCCGGGGTTTACTGGCGCCCCGCCGATGAACGGAGGGACGCCGGGGGCTTCTGGGTCAGGGTTCCACAACTGAACAGGGTCGTTATTAGTGTTCAGTGTCTCAAGCGTTGCTTCATGGCCTTGCGCTTGTTTAGTGGTAAGCCAATATTTAGGGCGCGGAGAATAGGCTACGTCCTCTATTTTTCGTGTCATGCCATAGTTATAGACGCGCTGCCAATCCATCATTTTCTCGACCGCACCGTAGTATTCCACGCAGTCGTCCACATAGTCGAAATTGGCGTACAAAGGCACCAAGGGAACCCAGTTCTCGAATACCGTCTCCTGCGGCTTGCCTATCCAGTCGGAGTTATCAAAGATGCGCGTGCAGACCTTGAGCACGGTACGGGTGCGGCGTCTCAGTTCAGTAACGCCCAAAGCGGCTAGTTCGTCGGCCAAGGCTTCAAAGTCATCGTCTACAACGTAGGTCTGACCGTTGGACATGATGACCAACTCCCGATCTACAGGCTTCTTGTAGTAAAACGTCCCGACAAGTATCAGGTCATCCCGTCCACCATAGCGGAAGCTGAAGGAGGTTTCATCAGTCGAGACGCTTGAAGGCACGTCACGCTTGGGATACTTTGCCTTGTATTCGTCCTCCGTCATGCCGATGAGCTTCCACCCATAAGGCGCGTCGCTTCCATCCTGTTCCGTATGGGGGCCAAGCCAAACCCTATTTAGCCAGTTGGGGACGGCGGAAATCATCAAATCCTGATCGAAAGAATCGCCGTCCTGATACACCTGCACCACTTCCCAGCCGTTGCAGCCCTCGACAGCCATTGACCTACCGCTCTTGCTGTATATTTCGTTGGCGTTACTGATGGCTTCAATGTGCCGGACAATGCCCTCGTACTTTGCGGCAGCTTTCTTGGTCGCCTTGCCGCCTGCCGGGAGAACCTTGATATTGTAATCATACTTGGCAATTGAGCCGGTAATCTGCTCAATCATTGGGTTAGTCAGATCAAAAGTGTATCTCGGACGCCCGTTGTACACCTCGCGCCACTTATCCTCCCACTGCCCATCGCGGTCATTGACGAACCTGTGAGCTTCCCGCGCCATTTCACGGTTGTCGTGGTCGTCATCCTGCGCTTTCTTGAGCGCCTCCAGCATCCATGTGTGGTTTTCGTAGTTCTGTTGGGTAGGCATTACTCGCCCTCCTCCGGCATTGATTCAATCAACTCTGCACCGATAGGCAAGCCCGTCTTGTTGTCAAAAACCACTCTGATACAGTGTGTTGGGTAGTAGTCTGGGATTGGCTGCATAGTAAGCGAGGAGGTAAAACCCTCTCGCCTTTCGGGACACGGGCGAGACAGTAGCGCCTCAAGCCTGCCAATCGTGTCAACGGCATCCGCTATGCTGCTCGCGTAGTCACTCATTGCCTGTCTAACGCGGGCTTTTTCCATCGCGTCACTATGCGCGGCCCTCGACTTGAATATGTTCTCTATGCCCATTAACCGAGCCTCTTAAAGTTGAGTTTTACCACTGCCGGGTTAACGTCAGCCTGTCGCATGAGCATCATTACCGCGTCGGCCATGTTGGGGGAATCTATGCCCATCTTGAGCATGTCCGGTTTTGACACTAACTGAATCCTGCCGGAATTGTTGAACTTGCGCGGGATGCGGCACAACTCAGCCCTAAGCGCGGTCAGTTCGGATATGTTGGAGCTAAAGCTGACCAACTCATCAGGGTTGAACATCTTCTGCCCCTTCACCACGGCGAGATAGGTGCGGTACATTCGGTCACGCAGAATCCAGTAGTATTGCGCCCGCTTGTTGGCGAACGTCTCCTTGTTGGTCTTGTTGTGCTTCACATCGCTATCAGTGCGCTGGTATATCTGGTCAGGGTTATCCGCTGCCTCTGACCCTCGGAAGGCCTCTATGTGTATCTTCTTGCCTGTGAGCGCGTCGGTAATCTGCCGGGTCAAGCCTGCACCCATGCCATCGGCGTCATAGGTGAACGTATCGGGGCGCTTATCAATGGCAAAAGTGGTCGCCCAATCGGTAGCGGTGTCAATCCTGCCCGCGTCCGTTGACTTGACCTCAGTGATTACTGAGCCGTGACTGGACGCGACTGCCTTGGCGTCTCCGGTATCTGCTGGGTCGTAAGCTACTCTTTCCTGCCCCAAGGCTTCAAACCCCAAGGCTATGTGCGCGTCTATGCAGGCATCAAACCACGCAGGCTCGATAATGGCATTCGGCACCGTGTCCGAGTACCGCCCTTCCCAGATATGGTCATATTCAGCCCTCGGTAAGTTTTCAAAGTCGTCGCGGCGCTCCATGTCCAACTCAGGCGGGAACCAGGGGTTATCGCGCCAATTCAGTTCCACCACAGTCATCAGTTCATCCTGATACCATCCCTGCTTGGCAAGGTCGGCTTCTGCCCGGCTCAGGTATTTGACCGCTACAGCGTCCTTCGTGCTGCCACGGTTCATGGTTATCCATATCTCAGGGGCTTCGTGTATCTCAGAGACGTTAGCGGCAGCGCTTGAGCGGATGGACGGGGTTAACACTCGTAGGCTGTTGGTGCTGACAGACTCCCCTTCCTCAATCCACAACTTCTTGACCCCGGCGAGCGACTTAAGGCTGGTAATGTTCCGGGAGAGACCCTTGTAGAACACTTCCCCGCCATTCTTGCCTCTGATCTCCGTGGCCATGACTTCAAACTTGTCCTCTAAGCCTAGCCGCTCAATCTCTAGCTTGAGGTTCTCGTGTACCGAGTCATCAATGGAGTTTTGGAATTCCCTGGTGCAGCAGATGCGGTCACCATAGTCAGCGAACATCAGCATAATGTCGCCGACGCCGGTGCTCTTGGCGCTTCCCCTGCCACCTACAGCGATCTTTATACGGGTTTTGGACTCAAGCAGGCGAAGCAGTGGAGCTGCTACCTCAAGGTTGATAGCCTCTTGCTTAGCTGCCCTTGACACCCAATACCTGCCAAGGTGTTTGGATGGTCAGCGGGTTCTCGCCGCCTTGGATGGTGTTCTCGGACTTATCTGTATAACCATGCTTGGTTAGCGCGAGCTTGGTAATTGATGGGTTAAAGTTTCCTCGGACGCCTTGATTGAACAGCGTTGTCTCCTGTATCTGCATCAATTGCTCAACGATGGCAGAAAATTCAGGCTTTTCGCCGCTTACAGACCATTCCCTTACGGTTTCTCTGGTTATCTTAAGGTATGTTGCGAGGCTGGATATCTGAGGATACGCGTCTCCGTTGTCCATCCACCCGTCATTGACATAAGCCGTGGCCGCTTCAAGCAGTTCAGGGGTATAAAGCGATGGCCGACCTGCTGGCATTGGGCATACTCTGCGCAGTGTTCTGCACATAATTGCACATGCAAGGGGTTGTGTCTAGTGCGGTACGCATACGGGCCGCGACTCCGTTAGATCGCCCCAGAGTGCTAGGGACACTCTAGGCGGCGATGCGCTCGCCGTTGTTACAGTATATCCGAAATAGTCGCCAGTCAGTAGCCAGTCAGTCACTAGTGCTAATACCGGCCATTTTAGCCTTTAGCTCTCGGATTTTGGCTTTGTACTCGGCTTGTATGGCCTTCAATTCCTCCACCCGGTACTGCCGTGGCTCCGATGGCCCCTCAAGCGCCTGTAATCGCTCTGGGCCGATTTTCTCCAATAGCCTAGCTCGGTATAGGGCCAGGTTGCCGGAAAGCCAGTCATTGCAGTGGGCGCACTGTGAATGGACGTTATCAGGGTTATACCTCAACTCAGGATAGCCACCGACAGGCTTGAAGTGTCCCGCGTGGCGCTGTGAGCCGGTATCACGATTGCAGGATATGCAGGGTAAACCGTGGTCGCGTAACCTGACCCAACGATTGAAGATTGATTGCGTTTCTTTGTGGTGGTCGCCAAGGGTTTTCAGGCGCTCTAAGTCTGCTTTCTTTCGCTCCCGCTTGGCCTTGGTTTCCTTTCCACGGTTACGCAGTATGGAGCACTGAATTGAGCACACAATCTGCG